CACAGATCCTGCATACTTGGCGCGTGGCATCGGACGAAACATACCCAGCTTGGCGTTCAGTGTCGGCGTCGGTGCACCAGTCGCAGCTGTTGGCGGCGGCGCATTGGCTGTTGGTGGCGCAGCATTCGCATCCACAGCACTGCTTGAAGGTGGTGCCGCGTACCGAGAAGCGCGACGCCACGGCGCTTCAGACGAGGAAGCAGAGCGCGCCCTGTTCATTACCGGACTAGCAAACGGGGTGCTCGATGCAACACCGATTGGTCGTTTTCTTAGCAGGACACCGCTCGGTCGTCAGTCACTGAGTCGAATCCGAAACCGAATAGCGAGGCAGACGGTGGAGATAGGCAAGCGAGGTGGTGAGCAAGCTGGGTTCGAAGCTGGCACTGAGTCAGTACAAACGGTGGTGTCGAACGCAGTGCAGATGGAGTTTGATGAGAATCGCGCACTGTTGGATGATACAGCGGAAGCAGCGTTCTTTGGCGGCGTGCTCGGTGGTGGCATGAGTTTTGCTGGAGATGTTGTGAGCAGCGGAGCACGCGGAGTATTCCCTTCGGCGCCGCGCGGCGGTCTTAATGAAGGCATCAACTTTGAGCTCAATGAAACGTTGGAGGACACGCGTGAGGGTGCGACGGCTCGTGTGCCACGCGGTACTGACCTGTTCGGTCTCTACAACGATGAAGCTGCGACGCATAACGCACTCGGGCGTGGCTTCGTATTTTCTGACCACTCTGATGACACAGACACTGACGGCGTGCGGACGCAGACCAGCCGAGACATAACAGTCTACAAACCGAGCAATGACGAACGAGTGAAAGTACTGAACGGGGCAACGCCGGATGTGCGCACAGAGAACGCACGAGCGCTACTGCGAGAGACCGGGGCAGACGCGCTCGCGTTTCCGGACTTTGGCGGGCAAAACAAGCTCGTATTTCAAAACAGTGACGCGCTCGATAGTTTGCCGCGCAAGCGTATCAATACACGAGCGATTCGTGACGATGTGACCAATCAGATACAGCGCGACATTGACCAGTCGCAAACACAAGACGAGTTTGTGCGCACACGTGAAATAGAGGAGACGTTTACCGCCGAAGGGAACCGTACAGCATTTACTGAAGAGAATACGGTGCCGGTCGAGCCGGTAAGTCCTGAGCTGCAGCCACTCGTCAACAATGTTGATGTTCTGAAAGTTGGTGTTGTCCGTGATAATCAAAACGGTCTGCTTGTCGGACGCGTTTCACCAAACGTGTCAAAGGCAGCGGCACGCATTCGAGACTTGGACATTGTTCTCAATCGTGACAATGTGCAAAACATCAACCAAAAGCACGGAGCTGTGCCATCTGAGAACCTCGTGCTCACTATCAATAAGCCCGATCATGTTGTGTTCTTCCCAAATGCCGGGAAGGGCAACAGGGATATGATCAATTTCGTACGTGAACTTCCCGGCGGAGAAAACATCATCGTTGGCGCCATTCGGGTGAACGGCTTTGCGATTGTCACTGCGTACGAAACGAGTCGACAAAACCTGAGCTCGTTGGTCAATAAAGAAGGCGCTCAGTTGGTGTATACAGATATGCAAAATCCCGACCAACTCAACGTCGGTCGGGATAAAATTGCAACTGAGCCCTCTGGAGGGACGGCAGCCCCCTCATTGATCACCCCAAGTGAGGTGTCCGAGCAGCGAGCCGTGGTAGCACTTTCTGCTGTCAGAGAGCTCGATGATTCGAGTATAACAGACGTCAAAGAACTGTCAAGAGAAGCGCTTCGCAACGTCTATCGAAGGGGGGCGCCGCAGGACGTTACAAGTGCCACGCAGCGCCGGGTTGAGCAAATTGCGGAGTATGAGCGCTCGACAATTGAAGAACGGTATCAGCGAATACCGGCAGATCTTGCGGTCAATTTCGATGACAGCACGCCCTTCATCAGTAATCAGGAGGCGGAGCGGGTAGTACGACAATTCTTTGACCCGGACGAAGTTGGTGTTGCGTTCGTCAGCAACATACGGACGCCGGAAGGTGCAGAAGCGTTCGGTCGGTACAGCAACAAGATGATTGAGTTTGTGAATAATCCGCACCAAACCACACCGTTCCATGAAAGTGTCCACGCCTACCTCAATCTGTTTGTTGATGTGCAGCGCAAGCGAAAGATACTGGACGAGGTGCGGCGCAAAAAGCGAAAACCAAACTGGACTGACGAACAAGCCGAGGAGCAGCTTGCAGACGACTTTATTCGCTACATACGACGCGAGCGTAAGCCACAGAACTTGATTGGTGAGCTGTTTCGGCGCGTAAAGCGTTTCTTGCAGCGGTTGCATCCTGCAAGTGCAGAGCGGCTCTTTCAGGACATCATTAGCAGGCGGCGCCCCATGGGCGTACAGGTGCGGACGTTTACTGAAGACATTCAGCAGGTGCGTCGAGATTTTTATCAGCAACCGGGGCAATTCACGACAAAGCTCTTTCAGCTGCCAGACATGCAGGATAGAGAGACTGTGTCACAGGAGTTTCTGCGCAACACGCTGCGGTCTAAGAAGAGCAACCTAAAGGGGCGCGAGCAAAGCTTTGTTGAATACGTGCTCGATACGCACTTTCAGAATACGAACAAAATAAACACACAAGAGCTGCAAGAGCGTATTTCTGAAGAACTGCTGCCGGTCTCCCTTCAGGAAACTGACAATTTTGCAAAATACGGCATAACAAACCCCGCGTTTTTGGGTGAAGACTACGCTGAAACGTTCACAATCGATGAACGTGCGGAAGCAAAGACGTTTTTGATCGATACTGGGTATCGCTACATCGACCTACCGTGGCATAAAGCAACCGGCGTCGGTCATTTTCGCGCCGCTGAGGTGCCGGGGCTGCTCGGTCACTTCCGGATGGCTGTGATGAATGTGCAAGGTAAACGAATCGCCAAAGTGCTTGAGATACAGAGTGATCCCATTCAGGACGAAAAGATGGAGCGCATGACAGCGGACGACATGATGAACTATCTACGCACGAAGCGCGATGAGCAAAGCGAGGCCATTGACACTCATCTGCGTAAAATTAATTCGCTGAGAGAAATTGAGAGCACGTACGGCAGGATCGTAGAAAAAGTACGAACCCGTTACCAAGAAGACCAAGATGCCGACAAGAGACTTGATACCGATTTGGTGAATGAAATCCTAGCGGAGGTGGCGTACTTAGAAACGATACAGCTGACAACTGACGATGTGCCTTTGCCAGCAGCCGATGCAGTTAATAGGCCGCTCGTCGAGGCAATCGAGGACATTCTTGATCTGCTACAACTGCACCATCCACAACTACGTGAATATCGTGCGAACGGTCGTGTCACGTTGTCCGATACTTTGCAAAACCAAATCGGTGACGTACGAATATCGTGGCTGGAAGAGAGAATGACCTCGTTTGGTGCTCGCGCTGCTGAAAAAGCAAGCACGATAGATAATGGCATAGTCGACCAAAAAAACAGATTGCAGGAATGGGAAGACCTCGTTTCGTATTACGAGAATAACCCAGATGAGCTGGCAAAGTGGGATTCGCTCAACCAGCAGTGGATGAAGCTCTCAGGACGGTGGCACGAATTGGCTATCAAGTTTGCCATTCAGCAAGCAGCAATGAAAGGCGCTGAAGAGGTGCACTTTCCGACTGCATTTACAGTGAGCCGCGCAGAAAATTGGGATGGACAAGGCGACCCGGAAGAAGGGTTCGGCGGGGAGTATGATGACGCAGATGTACAGTTTGGAAACACAATCGACGCGGACGGTCGTGAATGGACAATTATTGAAGTGAATGATGATAACTCATTCAGGGCGGTGGCCGCTTTGGATGTAGAAGAGATTTACACGCTCTCAGAGGTGCGCAATGGTCTGTTTATTGATGCAGTAACTGAGTTTGATTCATCTATAGATGCCGTTAATGAGTTTTATGACAACATCATGCAGGGTTTTGAAAATGACCCTGATGGTTCTGTGAATGAGGTCAAGGATATTCTGCGTTCTCAGTATCAAAAACTGGTACAAGACGAACGGAACGAAATTGGAAAATTAGAGGAAGCAATAGAGCGGTCGAAAAGGCAAATCTCCGGTATACGGAATGGAGATGTGACATTTATACCCGAGGTCATTTCTAGAAAATACGGCGCTGCGTACGACTCATTCATGGATTTAAAGCGCAATGCTTCATTTTTGGATCCGCTTCCTGAAACCGAAGGTCGCCCGAGCGAACGAGTGACGCAACGTATGCGTGATTTGAAGTTCGATATCGCGCAGCGTATAGACCAGCAAGTGCAGGTACCGGATTCTATTGCGCGAGAGGCGCAGAGTGATGAGAGACGGGATCTTGCAGTACGGAGACACCTCAATGCTGATGTTGCAGTCTTTACAAATAAAGAAGAAGCAGACAGGTTCTATAACGGGCTCCGTGAGAGCTTTGAGCGACGTCGACAACAAGTAGAAAAACGAAAGCAGTACGTCGATGAAACCGGAACAGAGCTGACGGAAGAAGAACGCAATGAACAAAAACAGGAGATAGATTTCGAGGCGGCGCTGTTCAATGTCATCGAGCCGGAACAGCATGATTGGTATAAGGGAGCAACCTTTCAGCAGAACGCTGAAGAAGGCGGTGCCTACTACGTCTTTTATACAGTGCCAGACACAGCGGGAACAGGAAGGAATCGTGAAAGTGCTGAAGTGCCAGCGCCGGAAGAGCTTGTACCAACATTTGTTTCTGCAGAAGAAACAGACATCCAAAAGCGGCAAGATGCAATTCAACGCGCACAAAACAAAATAGAGATTCATCAGTCAAACAAGGAAGCGATAAACTCCATGGAGTATGACAGTGATACAGGTCTGCTCAGACTGCATCCACCCTCAGAAGATGGAATGCAGAAAGACCGAACGGTGGATATTGACATGACTGATGAAAATGAAATTGCTGAGTCGCAGTACCTCCGTGAATACATTTGGGAAAAAGCCCAAGAAGCTGCCGAGGAGATCGACAGTAATACAGCCGAATGGTTAGTCGAACAGAGGCACGCCGCGATTGTATATCAAGGGGAAAATGGACTTGGTGAAACGAACCTTGTCGCTGTGAGTAGCAGCGAAGCTGATTTCAATGATTTTCCGCCACCTGCCGAAGCGGGTGCACGCAGCGATATCAATGAGCAGCGGCAAGAGTTTGAGCGAACTACAAACCTGAAAGACCCAGAGCTTCCGTTCCCGGCACTGCGAACAAGAGGTGACTTTAACCCCCAAAAAGCAGCGCTCTTTTACGAAGTGGCTCACCGCAAGTTTTTGCAGAAGCTACGGAAAGGAAACTATGAAGAAATTGTTGATCACACCGGATACAGCTGGCGTAAAACAGAGATAACGCCTGAAGACAAAGGCGCTATCGAATACTTCCAGTCTCACGTCCCTGACGACATCGACCCACGCAACCGTGCGGAGCGTGTAGAACAGGCATACCGTGATGCTGAGCGCTCAGTTATCAGCGAGCTGTCGCAGACGACCTTTACGCAGGAGACTGCCGAGGTGCAGGAGCAGCTTGGCGTTGACCGAGAGGCATCAGCACTATACCCGGAATGGCTGCCGTCGGCACTTCGCAACCGCGGTCTCATCGACCGCGTGCTGCAGAAAATTGACAACGGTGAGCAGATGAGTGGCGACCGTCAGCAGCGCCTCTATGACCTCATACAGAACAAGGTCATTGAGCGAATGAACACGCAACAGGTGAACGAGCAGGTTATTAGTGAGCTTCAGAAGCGCTCACAGCTACGCGAGGAAGTGCAGCGCATCATGCTGCGCGAGGATACGCTGGAGCGCTACAAGCAAATGATTCCGCAAGGACGCACGCGCGGTGCCGAAACCAAGAAAGTCGTGCGTCAAGTAACCGGACAGGTGCGCAATTTACGAGACTTCAACGAGCGCATGCGTGCACTCGCTCGTGGATACCGTGAAGGTACACGGTACGGTCGAAATGTGGTCAAACAAGTGCAACGTGAAGCGCTGTCGGTCATCGAGGAGCTACCTGCAGAGGAGCAAGGCAAGTTTCGGCGCACAATCGTCAACATACAAACACCTGAGCACCTCGAGAAGAAGCTGCCACAGATACAGGAGCGCATTGAGCGAATCGTCGACCAACGTCGAAAGCGTGGGCTCAAAAAGCAAATCCGGAAAGAGCTGAAAAACATCAAGCCCAAGCGAGACCGCACCGGGCTCGTGCGGGGCAGGTTTACTGCTGATACACAGAACAAATTGCAACTTATCAAAGACGCGCTCGAGGGTGACCGGCAAGAGGCACTGCAGCAACTCGAACAAAAGGTAGAGCAAGAGGCACAGAAAGACTCCAAGATTTTCACACAATCTGACATAGAGCAAATGGAAATGCTGCAAATGACAGGAATGAAAGACATGACGGCAGAGCAGCTTGAGTTCACGCTGAAAAATATCCGAAACCTGAAAGAGACCGGTCGTACGCTGCGAGAGCTGCAAGATTTCAACAAGCAGGAAGAGCTCGACCGACTGCGACAAACGTTTATTGATCGCGTTACCGGCGGCAAAGGTGTGGCGAAAGACATGCAGGGATTGCCACGTCGCGAAAAGGGTGCAGCAACACTGTTGGAGAACTATGCACCGGGCTTCAAGACGTGGGTTGATGCACACCGCGGTATCGAATTCGTATTTGAGTACATTTCTCGATTCGACAGCGCTTCCGAGCCGCTGCAGACGCCGTTCCATACGACCCTCATGCGACGTATCCGGGACGCCCGAGATGACCAAAATTCGACCCTCACTGAGTGGGAAAAGACGTGGCACAGCGCGTTTGCGAACTTCTATGACCTTGAACTGTATGGGCGCGACTACCGCAAGGCAATCAAGCAGCAAGCGCAAGAGGTAGACCTCGGCATCACACCGAAGGGAGCCGACCGAACGCTCAAAATGAACCGCTTTGAGCTTCGTAAGAAGTGGATGGAGATGCAGGATGAGTCGCTGATACCCACCTTTGAAAACATGGGGTGGGATGAGAGCGTGCGGCAAGCGGTCGACGCGGCGATGACTGATGCCGACAAGCGGTTTGCTGAGTGGCAGTTGAAAGAGTTCTACCCACGCTACCGCGCACACATCAATCCGACATACCGATACTTTTACGGTGTTGATATGGGCAATATTGAAAACTACTCGCCCATTAAGCGCAGCGGAGGCGGCGAAGACGTGCCGCAGCACGTACAGCTTGCACAAGACATTCTACGGAAATCGTCGACGAAAGCTGGCTCGCTCGTCTCACGTGTCAGCAACGTGAAGCCGCTCGAGTTCGTTGGCGACATGCAGATGATGACGCAACACCTGACTGAAATGGAGCACTTTCGTGCCTACTCAGAGGTTGTGTCAGACATGCGCCGCATTTTCGACGGTGACCTCATGGAAGCAATCAAGCAAAACCACGGCAATGCAACGGCGAAACAGATCAATAAACTGATTGACGACTTGGCGAGGGATGGCATTGATGCGTCACACCGCTACGAGTTTCTTGACAAGGCGCGCAGCTGGTTCGCTGTTGGCGTACTCGGAGCAGATCCGGTCGCTACATTGAAGCAGCTGACGTCGTTCCCGGTGTACCTCACGGAGATGGATACGTCGACGTTCTTCGGCGGCATCCGTGACTTTTGGATGAACGACATGCGCGAAAAGGCACGTATACTGCTGGACACTGAATTCATGCGTTCCCGCTACTCAATGGGAGAGTTCGACCGCGACATAAAGATTGCATTCGATCAGGGCTCATCGAATAAGCGCATGGCTGGATTGGAAGGGTTCCGGCAAATGGTCATGGGTAACATTCGGCTTGGCGACACCGGAGCAATTCTACCCGGCGGATGGGCGAAGTATAAGCAAGAGTTTGAGCGACAGCTCGGACAAAGTCTGCCGTCAGATGCCGCAAGCATTCGGCAGTTGATAGAAGACAACCCACAGGCGCACAGGGAAGCGGTTAACGCATTTCGGAACACAACACTCCGGACGCAGCAGGCGGGCAACGTGGAAGACCTCGGAGACATTCAGCGCGCCGGTTCATTCGGCAACCTGTTCACGTTATTCATGACGACGCCATTGCAGTATTGGCGCATTGAAGAGAACGCGTTCCGGAACTTAGGTGCGCTCGAAAAAATGGGCGGCAGCGTGCAACGCGGCAAGGTGAGTGACAACCTCAAAGTTATTGCCATTATGCACGTCATCATTCCATCGCTGTTCCAGCTCGTTGCAGACGGCTTCGAGTGGCAAGAAGACAGACAGCTGCGCGCGGCGTTGCTCGGTAGCTTTGGCTACCCACTCATATTCGGCAACATGCTCGACACGATGGCGCGTGTGGCAACTGGCGACGACGTCTTTTCAGACAACCTCATGCCGTCCGGCATTTCGCAGTGGGCAGATTTCATGGACGTCGGAAAGAATGTCTACAGCACGCTAGATGACTTCTTTAACGCAACTGTTGATGTCGAGCCCGAGCGACTGTGGGACACCATCACCGAGGCGGTATCGGTTGGCGGACAAGTAACCGGGCTACCCACCGAGCAGATCGTGACGACCACGAAAGGTGCGTATGAGCTGGCACAGGGACGCACACAAGATCCACGCGTGCTCTTTTGGAGTGACTATGGGCTCGACCGTGGCGGTGAGTTTGAAATGGCAAATGCGGAACGAGTGCTCACAGAGCAAGAGCGTCGCCAGTTCGACGCGCAGGTGGCTGATGCACTCGAGGATGGGCGCATCGATGTGGAGAAAGCCAAGCGATTACGTAACAAGATACAGCGTAATCAAGCAGACATTAAGGCGCGGCAATACTGGGAGCAAACTCGTGGCTTGCCGCGCACGGAACGACTCCGGCGGTATAACCAGCTTTCAAACGATGTGAAGGATGCTGTACGCGATATAGCTGACGAGGAAGCAATAAAGGATGCGCGTGAGTGGTGGCAGCAAACACGCGAATTGCCGAAACAAGAGCGCGTTGCGTCGTTCAAAAATCAGAACCCTGCTGTTCGTGAGAAGATTCGAGCGATTGCTGAACGTGAGCGCGAAGAAGAGCGTTTGCTCGAAAAGCTCGGTGCTCGCCCGCACGATGAAGAGACATTCCTGCAGAATGTATCCGACCATTTGAAGGCAGTGCAAACAGACCCGATTCAAGCAGCACGGCTGCTGTTCAACGGGGAGCGCATACGCCGGGTCGACTCAGGCGCCATCATTGTTGAGCGAATGCCGTTTGCAGCAAGCCAACGTATCCGGCGCGAACGTAACGCTTCTGATGAAGTCGAGCTTGACCACATCATCCCGTTGCAGTTGGGTGGCACAAATGATGTAGACAACCTGCGACTCGTCGACAAAGAGCAGCACGAGGAATACACTCAAATCGGCAATATGCTCGGTGAGATGCTCCGGGATGGGCAGATTGAAGCTGACCGAGCACAAGAGCTCATTCGTGACTACAAAATGGGTGATATGTCTCGAGAGCAGATCATGAATGAAATTGCGGAAGTCAGCGCGCAAGTCGAGCAAGACTAGTGTGGACAAAAACTGCGCGTTTGCGGATTAATACTTGGTAAGGTGAAAGTACAATGAAACTACAAGCAAAAGCAGTGCCCATTCAAAAGCTGAGCAAACGTGTGTTGTTTCGATTCTTACGCGGCTTCGTAGCCGGTGCCGTTTCCACTGCTGCGACAATTTCTGTGACAAACGCGAGCTCATGGGGCGAGCTCGCCAGTGTTCTCAACAACCTGACAATCTCTCTGATTGCAGGAGGCGTTGGCGGTGGGCTTATGGCACTGGACAAGTTTTTCAGGGATAAGCGAGCAGGTCGCACATAATGGGGTACAAAATCCGACAGCGACATACCGACAAACACTTTGCAGAAGGCAATCCCGCCTCGGTCATTACGCACGTCGACCTTGGCACATTTGAACGTACAAAATCGGTCATTGATGGAGACAAAAATCGTTCGTACAACTACTACATTCGTCGAGAGAAGCCAGAAGTGATCGAGTTCGTACCGAAATCATACGGTGCGTGGCACGCCGGGCGCGTCAATAAACCAACAGACCGCGCCCGGCGCTTTTTTGGTGACGTGAATCCCAACAAGCAATCAGTCGGCATTTGCTACGAAGGCAAGCCGGTAGACAGCAACGGAAAAGTTACGTGGCAGTGGGACAATGTTGTCGATGGTGAGCCGCCGACCGACGAGCAGGTGCAGATTGCTACATGGCTCATCGGGCACCTCAAACTAGCGGATGTGCCACTGTTTTCACACAAAGAAATCGCACGGGATAAACCGCCGATAGTCAAGCAATTCAATAAAGATATCAAAAAAGAGTTGAAGCGCGCTCGCTCGCGCGGTGACTGCTCATTATCGCAGTTCACCTTCGGTGAGCTGATTCGTGAGCTAGTGTCGCGCGTGTAGTTCTTTACAAGGAGGAGACCATGGCACTCTGCAAAGAGTGTGAGCGTATCTACGGTCAGTGTAAACCTACTACGCATCACCGTAGACCGCGCTCGCGAGGTGGCACCAATCACCCCAGCAACCTCGTGAGCGTCAGGCAGAAGCAGCACCACGCATATCACATGTTGTTCGGCAACATGCAGCCCCGAGAAATCGCAGAGGAGCTAAACAGATGGTGGATCGACCCTTCGTACAAACTCGTCGCAATCCGAGTGAAGCGGAGCGAACCCAGCAAGAGTTGCTCATCCGCGCAGCGGATAAGCTGAGGCAACCTGAGCAGTTTGTGTTTCGCGAAGCTCACGTGTCGGCGCACCCTAACATGGAACCTGAGAACTTCAAGTTCCACTGGGACAGGTATCTCAGAGACGGAACTATCCCCCAGTGGGTCACCGACTTTTGCGTCACCATTCTGGAGGAATGACTATGGCTCAGTGCGACAGCTGCGGTGAACACCGTTTTTTCGGCGACCTCGATAGCAACATGGTGTGTCGCGGTTGCCGTGCAGCAAACGTCACCTGCACCGTGTGCGGTAAGCATTTCGACCCGAAGGTGAGCGGCCATGAGTACAACTGCCACCGCATGTGCTCAGAGCGTTGCCTCTCGTACTTTCGTGTCACCATCGGTGAACCGGACAAGCAGATGGACATGTTTCCCGTCGAGAAGAAGCACGCCAACCAGCAGCTCAAACTGGGCATTGCGCTACTTGGCGTACTGGCGCTACTGCTCACTGCCGCGAGCTTGCTTGGGTAGCTTACGTGGGATACACTGTCGGTAGACCTCCCCACGCTTGTCCCCTTCAACTAGCCCGCTCTTTCGAGCGGGCTTTCTTTTCCGCACGAAAAATCACACCCCCGTCGGTAGACGGGGGTGTGATTTATGGAGTACAGTCGAGGGCAATAGAGGTGTCCATTGACCGTAACCGGTAAATAGCACTATGTCACCGTGGGGGAGTCATAACTCCCCCACAACTATATTATATTTGCCGCAATAGCGCCTGTATACCTATCTCTCCACAATATCCACATCAAACAGTGCTTTGACCAGCTTCTTTCGTATCACATAGTCTTTTTGCTTCCGGGTCACCGCACTTTTCACATCGATATACTCTTCGACTCCGTTCGCATATTGCACCCAAAAATCAGCGGTGTATCTGCATACCTTATGCCCGTTCACGTAGCAATCAAATGATGGCTGCCTTTGCACGTCTACGACGCGGTTCTCAGGACTTCGTGCATTGCCTAGCACTTTCAGCTGTTGATAATATTCGGCTTCTTTTTTGCTATCAAACGTGATCCCGTCAACGACGGTCTTTTGTGCTCCGTATTTATTCCCGCCCCGGGACTCTTTTGCGAACGGCTTTGGCATACGAAAACAGTATCACATGAATTATCCACAGATATAGTGGTCAAAAAACATTTGACAACATGCAAGCGGTTGCATACAGTGGGGATGGTCGTCATTACAAGCGGAAATCGCCAACACGATCATGAATACACTGAAAGATATCGGTATTTTTGTTGTCGGTGCCGTTGCCGTATACGCATTTGTATTTATGGCATGGGCACTGATGACAGCAGCATGCGTGCAGAACGCGAATATCAGTGGTCACTCAGTCGCACAGTGCGGCAACAACTCCTTTACCCAGTTTGTTCGCGTTGCGTACGCACCATTCATCAACTATGACAACAAAGAGTAAGCAGCAGAAGAATCGCGACGTTCGTGACATGGGACGTCGCGGCGGTCGAAAGACATTAGAAAAATATGGGCGCGAGCACTTTCGCAAAGCAGCCCGTAGTCGTTGGAAGCGAAGCGCCACAGTGTTTGTCTGCAACAACTACTACGGCACCTGTGATGATGATCAGTGCAAGTGCCCTAAAGACTAAAACAAATTATGAACGCAGCTAGTTTCATCATTCTCGCAGCAGTATTCGCGCTCTTGAGCGGTCTGCGATTAGACCTGCCACGCAATGAAATGGAGGCAGACCGGTACATTGAGCGGCTACGCGTAAAGAACAACGGTGTCTCAGTGATATCCAGTAGCGCCTTCAAACGTATCGTTGTCGTACTCGAGGTGCTGTGGATAGTCGCACTGTTCGCGCTTCTCGTGTTCTTCTACTTCGATTAACCACCATTACCATCTAACCAACAATTATGAGCAGCGAGCAATCACTCCAAATCCAAAACACAGCCAGCATGGACTTCACACCAACCACCGTCATGTTGCTCTACGGCGAGGGTGGCGTTGGTAAAACGACCTACGCCACGACTGCCCCCACACCTATTATTGCCGACTGTGAAGGAGGTACGAAGTACCTCGGCTTACAGGGCATTTCAGTAGATGTGGCGCCGATCCAGTATTGGCGGCAGATGCGTGACTTTCTCGAGATTGCACAGAGCGGCAAGTACGAGACAGTTGTCATTGACCCGATCGACGAGCTGATGCTGAAGCTGAAGCAGCACATGCGTGGCATGCGTGACGCAAAGCTCGTACAGAAAGACGGTTCCCCCACGATGGCTGGCTGGGGCTGGCTCAAAAAGACGCTCCGGGACTACATCAAGGTGCTCCGCGATACTGGGTTGCATGTCATTATTGTTGCCCACATCGAGGAGGGGCACGACGAAGACCGGATGATAAAGCGCCCCAAGGTGGAAACAAAGCTGTCCGATGAATTGGTGAACATCGTCGACATCGTCGGGTACATGACGGTTATCGAGGAAGACGAAGGACAGCGCCGGGCGATCATGGTCGACCCCAGCTCAGACAAGTACACAGCAAAAGACCGTACCGGGCAGCTGCCTGCAGTGCTGGAACCTGACTTCCAGTTCATCCTGAATACGACCGGTGAGCGTATCGCTGAAGTGATGCAGCAGCGTGAACAAGAGGAGAAAAAAGCAGCGAAAAAGCAGAAAAAGACTGAAGAGAAGAGCGGTGTCGCGATAGAGGGCGACGTTGCAACGCCGGAAGAAACAGACGAACCGGCAGACGACGAAACGGAGGGACAGCAGACAATCGAAGATGCAGTTGAGGAGCAGCCCGGTGCGGCAAAGAAGTCAGCATCAAAGCAGCGCTCAAAGGCGACAGCATCACTGAGCAAAGCGCAAACTAAAAGCAAGTAATAACTATGTCACTCTACAAAGAACAGCAATCATTCACACTCTACGGCGGCGATGTGGTTATTGATTTCACACCGCCACACGTATTCAAAAAAGATGGCGTTCGGCTCAAGTCGCCATCGACATTCACGGGGATGATAGACAAGAGCCCGTTCCTGATTCCGTGGGCGGTTGGTCTCACCTACGACCACCTCTACCAGTACTTGCTCGAGCATGAGAACGAACAGCTCAGTACCGAGCAGCTGTTCGAGGTAGTAGACGAAGCGGCTCGCAAGTACAAAGAAAAGCAAGAGCAGGCGAAGGATGTCGGTGATATCGTTCATGAGTACGCAATGCGGTTCGCAATCGCGAGCATCAACGGCGAGGAACTGCCCAAGATACCGAGCAACGGAGATCTGAGCGATTATGAGCTCGATGAAGACCAAGAGTACGAAGCGGTATCCGGCATCTACGCGTTCATCGAGTGGTACAACGAGCACGACGTCACATTCCACGACGTTGAGCGTGTGGTGTACTCAGCGAAACACGACTACGTCGGCACAGTAGACGTTGCCGCAACCGTTGATGGTGAAGAGCTCATCATCGACTACAAGACCTCGAAACGCATCTATACAGACCACCTTATACAAGCAGCGCTGTACGCGTACGCGTACGCTGAAGAACGAGAGGTACTGATGCAGAAGGGGTATGAAGTGCAGCCATTCTACGCGCACCAGTTTGCGCTGCTGCACTTCTCAAAATCTGATGGTGACTTCGAGTTCGTGCGGCCGAGCGAAGAGGTAAAAGAGCGTGCAACAGACGCCGCACTCTCGCTCGTACCGTTCACGAAGAATTACAAAGAGCTAGATAAAAAATGGAGTAATCAGTAAATACCTATGTCACAACACGAATCATTCAAACCACGGCGTGAACTCATGTACGTCAACATTGAAATTAAGCCAGCGTCCAACCAGACGCATCAGCGTGGCTTCTACAGAGACCAGCGGAGCTTTTCGTTCCCGATGTCTCGAAGCGAAGCCGCTGGCGTGATGGATCAGGTTGAAGGCATTGTTGGGCAAATGGAGACGGACATGAAAAAGCGCCTCGGAACCAATTACCAGAGTAATTAACAGTCAATTATGCTGCATAAGGTTGCAACGCTGTGGAGGCGCACCTCGAAAAATGACAAACAGTACTTTACGGGCGTTCTCCACGACATCACTGGTGATATTCAGGTCGTCGGGTTCTACAACAACAAGCAAAACGACAAGCAGCCGGACATTCAGCTGTTCCGGGACGACGGGCGCGATGACAACCGAAACAAGTCGCAGCAGGGCGACACGAGAGAGCAAGACTGGGGCGGATTCAATGGAAGCGCGCCCGATGCGGACGCTGATGTGTCAGAACCACGGGACGACAAGATCGAGTACCCGCAGGAGGACATCAACCCTGAAGATATTCCGTTCTAACTTAGCACCTCATCATGCGGCACAAACGAATGGTCTCACTGGACATCATGGATTCTGACGCATTTCTCGACCTCCCGCTCTCTGCACAAATGCTGTACATCCATCTGCTGATGCGGGCTGATGACGACGGGGTGGTGTCGAATCCTCGGACAATCAGACGCATGGTGGGTGCCAGTGACGACGACGTCCGTGAGCTGACACACAAGAAGTTCGTACTGTTCTTTGATTCGTACGGCGTCTGCGTCATCAAACATTGGTGGATGCACCAGACGATACGTTCCGAGCGATACAGCCCGAGCCCCTACCAAGATGTAGTCGCGCAGTTGAGCCGTAAAGAGAACAGGGCGTACACTTGTCACCCAGATGTCACCCAGACGGGTGACACTGTCACCCACCATGACTCCCAATATAAGAGAAGAGAAGAGAAAGAGAACACTTGCAGTGGGCGTCGTTCGCAGGAACGAACGACACAGGCAAAGAAACAGTCATCAAGTAAGAAGTCCGGCGGTCGTATGCAGAAAAAGAAATATGATGACGCACGCAAGGAAGACCTCGGTGACTTCTGCGAACGGATGCGGCAGAGCGAAACGCGACGGCTGCACATTCTTGCCGACTACGCGGAAGAGCGCGGCACGAACTTCACAACGGTTGGCCAGTGGGAAGCGTTCATCGATCGCAACATACGAGCCGCCCGGACGCTGGAGCCCTACGACGATGAGCAGATATCGCGTGCGATGAAGCGAGTGAAGAAAGCGATAGAGCAGGGTTACCTCACCAAATGGACATTAGAAACAGTCACAAAATACCTCGACTAATATGGTTCACGTGAAACAACGGCTGGCACAGATAAGAAAGACGCTGCAGCAGGGGTATTCACTCCGCGACACAGCGAAGCGCTTCAACGTCAAGCGGACGAGCATGATTTACCACCTGCAGCGGCGCCGCGAACTCGTTGCGCTCGTGATGTACCTGATCGATAGCACCGGGGCGACCGTTGACCACAAACACGCACGCGACATGCTGTGGATCGAGTTGGACAACTTGGAGACGTATGAAGACCAAAAGGTACAGCGAGAGATAAGCAAATTGGAGCGTCAGAGCAAAAAACTCATCAGAGATGAATAACAAAACATATCAATTACTAAATAAGCGCACAGAAGCGCACACGAGCTCATATGGCACTCGACAAATCAAATGAGAACTCGGCAAACGCAGTACGTACGTCGAATGTCGTTGCACGACTGACAGAGCAGGAAGCATACGAGTTCGACCGAACCCTCGACGCGTACCGGACGTGGGATGACCAGCAACAGACGTACGTCCTCCGGCACCACGACTACATTCGCTTTCTGCGTGACAGTGGCGCCGTCCGGGTGCTCTGCTGGCACCCCCTGCAGTGGCGCGTCATCGAAGAGGTCGAGTTCACCGACGACAAGGGTAACGCGCAGTTCGTGAAGCCGGCGCTGTACTATCGGCTCGAGCGACACGTTGAGCAGATCAATCAGTGGCGTACGAAGCAGCGGTTTGGGCACCGGCGGCGAGATGAACAGCTTGATGCAGTTGCCCAACAGATGAACGTTAACCAGTAGCAACGTATGTATCGGATCCTGAACCTAGCACCATACGACAACCCCGGCGCACCGTTCTATGCGGTCGTCGGGAATGGACACACGCACTACTTTATCACCCGTCAGTACGCGGAGACCGCGCGCGACATTGCAGAAGGTCTTGCTTCACAGCCGGACGTTGATGACCGCGTGATACCGCAGCTGATTGAACAGTATGAAAAGGCATATGGACGACAGTAGCGAGATCAACGTCTCACTTATAGACGACGACGAGTTCAAGGAGCGATTGCTCGAGCTTCGTAACGAGCACAAGCAGCGGTCGTCGTTCTACCAAACCGGTATAGCTGTCACGCTGCCGTTGCTGTTTGTGGCGACCGGATTCGCGCTCGCCGGTGCAGTGATCGGCAGTGCTGCGATACATGCCAGTGGCATCGTGCTGTTCTTCATTGATTACGCACTGTTGGCATACGCCGAACACGAGTATCTGCAGAACAAGCACGAAAAAGACGGCGGCGTGGAGGTGCTCCTTGCGCTGCAAGCGTCACAGATCTGTACTGGCAGCTGCGAGGACGGTTACGACGAGAGCTGATGCGTTGTGCGACGCGCCTGCCGGGCGCGTCACACAGGGCGACAGCCCTGTATTGCAGGTAACATTGCAGGTAACCACTATGTCTATGGACGAGCGAAACGACACATTCAGCTACAAAGGGTGGCTGATATCCGATAACTTCCTGAAACGTGCGATGGCAGTCGTGGGCTACCAGTTCATCGGTACTATTGTACTCTACCTACTGCTGGTGGCCGCGGTGTTCATCATCGCATTTATCGTTGGGTTTGTAGGATCCTTGATGTAGGTGTTGACAGGTGTTTGGCACTTGTTACTATCGAAGCAGTAGCGGTGACGAGCCCCGCTGTATCCCACACAACGCAGCTCGTCACGTGGCTTCAGCTGCCGTGTCCGGTATCGTGTCGTCCCGCACACGATCCGGCACGCGCTACATCCGCAGTCAGTTTCCCTCTTTTGAGGAACTGCAGGGGTCGCAGAGAACGCACTGTCGTTCTCTGCCTACTGCCACACCGGACGTCAGCCCGCTTGTGGTGGTAGGCAGAGCAGGACAGTATGGGTACAGCAGCACGAGACAACTACAATTGTGAATACGTTGAGCTGAGTGCGCAGAGCGAGCAGCAGCTACAGGAAGAAGCACAGTATTACCTTGACCGTGACTTCAGTATTCGCGAGCGGGGCAACCACAACCCCAAGTTCTATACAGTTGTTCTCTACAGAGAACGAGCATAACCCGTATGTTCCAACTCATCGTCGACGAAAACGACAAGCCCGTAGCGCTTCTCACCGACCTGAAACATCGCATCCACAACGAGAACATCTATTTGATGTCTCGTTACGAGGACGGCACGCGCACGTACGAGCCGATACAGCTCGGCGAGAAAAAAAGCGCAGAAGACACCACCGACGACACGAGTGAGGAGTGGCCGCCAGAAATTGATATATACCTGCGATGCCTAATAAACGACACGAGCGAGCAGTGGGTGCCGGAAAATGAAGAAACGTATTTCTTCGTAGAAACCGATGGTGAAGTTGCAGAAACATACTTTCTGAATAACCATCCGCAAGACACAGCAAGATGGAAAATTGGCAACTGCTTCAAAACCTACGAAGAAGCAAAAGCTGCAGCAGAGCGCGTGCGGCGGGCGTTAAAAGGTAACCAGTACAACACTATGGCACTACAAAAAGGACAACGTGTACGAATTGATACAGGTAATGAAGCACATATCACGCAAAAATGGTTCAACGGTCGAATCGGAATTCTTCTCAAAGAAGGCAGCGTGTCTTTCGTCGCTATCGATGGTGGTGACCAGATAGCAACAATTGACGATTACGAACACCTCACCCCCGTCTCCCCCTCCATCGACACGTTGGTGAAGGGGGATGTGGTGGTAGATAAAGATGGTGACACACGTAAAGTGTTCGCAGTGATGGACGAGGTGTTTTTGCCATCTATTGGACACGTAAAAGCATCAGGATGGTTCCACAAAGAAAAAGCGAAGGAAGAATGCTGGCGCGTCGTCACTGAAGACGACGAGCACACAGAACTCACCCTCCAGCAGGTAGCAGACAAGTTCGGCGTGCCGGTAGAGCAGTTGCGCATTAAAGATGACGAGTAAAAAAACGTTATGTTTGAGCGAGGACAGAAAGTTGAAAAAGTTGACGGCTATGCGTGGGTCGGCATCGTGTTGGGCAGCTTCGAGACGTTCGAAGGCAAGCTCCGCGTGGTCGTGCAGCAGTGCGATCTTTACGACGGTTCAGGTAAAAAAATTGCGGGCGGCGCGATTCACATTTTCTCGCCGCAGCAGTTGGCAGTAGTTGCGTGACATATGCACTTTCTCACCAAGCTCCACTGCTACACGTTTCTCGCCGCTCTTGCGGGCATCCTCGGCTTTCTCGGATTAGGCACGGGCACCATCGTCTACGACCCGCAAGAGCCAGTGAACCTTGTCGAAATCAAAAAAACGGACGCACTGCCGAAATACGTCCACTACGCCCGCATACAGGCGGACAAGCACAAGGTGGACTGGCGGCTGATGATGCAGGTGATGGCGTGCGAGAGCGACTTTGACGCGGACGTGCAGAGCCGACACCGCATGCCGGACGGAACACGTGAGGTAAGCTATGGGCTCGCGCAGATATTCTTACCAGCCCACCCGCACGTGTCGAAAGATGAGGCGACGCGGTGGCGCTACGCCATCCGCTTCATGGCTGAGCACTTTGCAGCTAACAATCACAGCTACTGGACGTGCTACCGGCAATTAGCAGCGAAGTAATACACACATTATGGAAAACAAAGAAACACACATTGAGGAGATACTCACCCAATTTCGCGGCACAACATTCAGCAGCCCACAAGACGTAGAAGACTTTCTCCGCGAAAAATTAGAGGAATACGCCACCGCACAGGTGGAGGAGGCAGAGCAAAGAGTGAAAGAAAATATGGCAAAGTATCTTGCAGACAATGCTCACTCGGATTGGAGATTTGCGGATGCAAGAATGCAAGATTTAATAAGCAGTGCTCTAGCCCCTAACACTCAAACAGATGTATGAGTCAATACCCGAAAGAAGCAAAAATTGAGTGCCCACGTTGCGAAGGCAAAGGATATTTGCACGTTGACGCCACAAATATTGTGCGGACGAATGAACGAGGTATTGGTATGCGCAATAAGATTCGCGAACTGGGAGAGGAAAAAGCGAAATCGATGTCGCTTCGTTCGCTGGCAAAAGCGATTGGCTCTGAAATGAAAGCGCAGAGCATGAAGTATCAAATTCGCAAGATTGATGATATTGGCTGGGATATGTATGAGTAAAATCCTAAGTTGCCGCGGGCTGGTGGAATGGGTGGCACAACTGCGAAGCGGGGGTGTCGCAACCACCAGCTCACGCCAGCTTGGAATTGTAGGTAGCTATGGGCTTCGTGTGGAGCTATTAGCATAAATTGGTTGCTAGGCAAGGAAGCACGAAGTCTTTACCTGCCCGCAATAGCATTATCAAGTAATAGAGACACAATGGCGTGCATTAAACGAATTAGTAAAGAGTATATTGACTTGCGCGGCGCAAGAAAGCGAGCAGGTATAAGTTTGCAAGCGATGGCGAAAAAGCTAGATCGCTCCCCCTCATATCTTTCAGACATAGAAAGTGAAAGACGCAATTGTTCTGAGCAAATTGTAATAAAATATAAGCAAAATGGGGCAATCTTTTGCGAGTGCAATCATAATGAGAATGAGCAATGCTCGTTGTGTGCTTAAATGATTGGATTATCAAGTAATAGAGATAGTATGTTTGAGGAACCAAATAAGAATACATTAAATCATCTTTTCTGGGCGACGGGGGATTACGAGTATGACTCGCGTCCTGCAACAGAGAAAGAGATTGCTGATGCACGAGAGGATGCAAAAAAAGGCGATTGGATGGGCTTAGGACGGAGTTGTTGGGAGTGCAACAAAGCGCACGTTCGCTTGATAGATATGGAGAATATGAATTGCTTTTCTTGTGGGCGTATGTACCACAAGGGAATAGACATTACCGACTACATCGGATCAGAACTAGAAGAGTACACGCACATTGGGCTGTAGGCGTAACAATAAGCGTGTTGTTGCGCTTTTTTGATAGTGAACGTGTTACATTATAAGATAGAATCATGAGCAATAGTCGGAACGAGGGGAACCAGCGAACTTCATATTCGGTGCAGGTGAAGCAGCACAAAGCCGTCAAAATCGCGGCGCACAACAATCACTTGATACCGACCAAGCAGGACATGGAAGAAGCGGGCATGTATTCGCGCAACAGAGCGCGTACGATTCACCGATCACGTACATTTCAAGAGATTATTGCACACTATCTTGACGACGAGCGCGTTGTGAAAGAACACAGCAATCTGCTGATGGCGAACAAGATCGAGTCCATGCCGTTCCCGGCGACCGTCGAAGATCAGGAAGTCCAAGAGCTGCTAGAAGAGGTTGGATGTGTGATGCGCAAAGTGGTGCAGGTCGGACAAACGAAGTACGTATATTACTGGACACCCGACTTCAAAGCGCGGAAAGATGCACTCGAGCTCGCGTATCGCATCAAAGGGCACCTCGACGGCTCACACGCCGGAGGTGAGCTCAATCGGTATCGTGAACTGACCGACGAAGACCTGAACCGGCGCCGCCGGGAGCTATTACAACAGCTTAAAAAAAAGAACTAACATGGACAGTGGTTTTGAGACATTGCAGGCGTTCGAGAATCAAGAGGTGTGTGTCGTTGTGATACATAAACCGACGAATCAGTTCACGGCGAAAGCGCGTATTCCAATGGAGCGCGTTTCTGATTATGTACAGCAGTCAGTCGAGGTGTACTCGCAAGAGGCAACAGTGCCGTACGACGAATTCGTCGTGACGATCGTGAACCAATTTCAAGAGTACGCATGCGTACATTCACTCACTAACTTTTTCGACCAGTATGGAGACAGCCACAACGCAGACAATCGCGAATAGCAACGACCCCATCATTTTCGTGGGCACCGGGCGTTCCGGCACATCGGTGACCGCCGGGATGCTCTACTACATGGGCGTGCATATGGGCAACGATTTTGTCCCTGCCGACAGGAACAACCCGACCGGACACTTTGAAGACCGTGCATTTACTGACCTGATTCGGCAGTTCGCAAAGGGTGAGCTCGCCGTTTCCGAATTCAAAGAGCAAATGAAAATCCTGATCGCTGAGCGGCAAGACGAGGCATACGAGCACAACTGTCGCTGGGGATGGAAGATACCGGTGACGACGAACGTGCTGCCGTACATCGATGAGATATGCAATGAGTTGCGTCTCGACCCGGACTACGTCCTGTGTTGGCGCTCACCGGATGCAGTTGTTGACAGTATCAAGCGCGCGTACGGATACGCTGACGGCGAAGCGGGTACATTCGTATACACGCGTGTGAAGCAGCTAGAGGATAGTGGCTTCATTACACTCGAACGAACGAAGCATGATGACGGTTCGGTCGACATCATCGGCGCGCACGTTGCTTCAGATGACGTGACGCTCGTAGACTTCGACATGCTCATTAGCCAGCCGCAGGTAGTTGCCGAGCAACTCAACAATGAGCTCGAACTTGGCGCAAGCAATGATACGGTCGAGTACGCGCACAAGACACTCGTCAACGACGGTGACAAAAACAAAGGCGTGCTGTTCGCCATCCCAAACGACGGCTGGCTGCACTCGCTGCTTGTGCCGAAGCTGTACTACTTTTTTGATGATGTACGAGAGCGGCACCTCATGCTGCCGACGAACTTGTCCCCGGTCGACAATGCGCGCAACACGATTGTCGCAGAGTTTCTGAAGCCCGAGAACAGCCATCTCACACACCTATGGTTCATCGACAACGACACGATCCCCCCGGCACACGCACTGCAAGCGCTGCTGAAGGCAGACGCGCCGGTCGTCGTTGGGGTGACGCCGACGCAGAAGTATGACCATTTGGGTCGTGTGCGCAAAGTGCCGATGGTGTTCGTGGAGGATGTGCCGAACCGTGAGGACGCGACGGAAGCCGACTACGGCATCGTGCCGACGTACAACAACCACGGTGTCCACCAAATCGACTTGTCCGGTGCCAGCTGCATGCTCATACGCCGCGACGTGCTCGAGCAGATGGAGCCACCGTGGTTCAAGAATGAGTTCGACGAGCAGGGATTTCGGACGCGCGGAGAAGATTTGTACTTCTGCAAAAAGCTGCAGAACATGGGCATACCGCTGTATGCGAACTTTGACGTGCAGTGCACGCATGTGAAAGAGGTAATGCTCACAGGCAGTGACTAACACGAACTGTATGGATTTCACACTCAAGACCGGCAAACATCTTGGACACGTGCCCGCTCGCGACATTGCAACGGATGAGTTCGATCGTGCGTACCACATCGCGCAGGAGCTGGTACGCTGGTTCGATGCGTACAATGGCTCGTTCAGCGGAGAACACAGCACAGCGTTCGCACTGCACCACGTGCAGGTTGATACAGAGCAACCGCTGAACATGTTCGTGGTACGGGACGACCTCTACACACGAGTGCCGCGCGTTGCAGGAGACTTTGACCTTGAGAAGGACGGCGAACACAACATGTTCTTTCCGGCGCGCGCCATCTTTAACCCGGTACTCTACACAGCGCTGCCAACACGCATTGAGTACCACGCAGTAGAATCGCCGGACGGTGAGCAGAAGACGTCACGCGCCATGTCGAACTTCTGGGAGCCAACAGAGGGGTGCATGAGCTTTCCGCACCGGAAGCCGGTGACGGTAGACCGGTTCATGAAAATAACCGTCGAATACTGGTACGTGGATGAGACGCACGAGTGGCAGCACACGCGCGAAGTCATCGAGGCACTGAAGTCGCAGATATTCCAGCACGAGCTCGACCACGCGAACGGCATCAACGTGTATCACGGTGACGGTGAGCGCAAGTTCAACGATATACCGCTTGAGGAGCGTGTCGTTGAGCACGGGAAGCATTACGATGAACTCGTGCATGACGATGACGAGCAAGAAAACCATGAGCAACCCACAGACGATCAACATACAAATTGAGACACGTGACCGGCTGTTCCGGGCGTTCCACGTTCGTGAAGCACGGTTCCTGCAACCGGAGGAACTGCCACAGATACCACTGCAGCTTGCGTCGTCCGGTCGACTGATGACGTCCGGTGACATTATCCTGATGGAGTACACGCAGAAGGATGATGCGGACGGCACCCACATTTTCGAGGGCGACATTTGTCAGGTCGATCTGCAGTACGACTTCGGTAACCTGAAAGCAGTGGGCGTCATGCAGTGGTTCCCCAACTATGGCGTCCACTCGCTGAACATCTACCAGCCGAAGGTACAGTTTCAGGAAGAGATGAAAATGGTTGCGAACCCGCGCGTGCTCGGCGACGTGTATACGACCCCGAACCTATTAGCGAACGATCCGTATGAGCAGACGACGTAAAACATGTGAAGCGTGCGACCGTGTGCTGCAGTCACAGCATCCGCGTATTCGATTCTGTAGTGCGCGCTGCAAAATGCGGTTTCGGCGCGGCGTACACAAGCGACCGAAACGCTACTGCCGAAAGTGCGGCACTGAGCTCAACAGCAACCAACGCACATACTGCAGCCACGACTGTGAGCTGCGGCACAAGCAATTCCGCCGGAAGCATGGCGCAAAGCTCGTGTCACACTGCTGTGAGGTGCCTATGGCACCGAGTGGGCGCATCGATGGAAAAGACACATGCCCGAAATGCGGTCGTGATTGCTACATCGCCACGCTCTACCGCAACAAGAAGCCAAACAGCTAACTATGGATGAGAACCACGACATTCACGAGCAGCTTCGTGAGGTAGACGAGGAAATCACCCGTCGGCTCGAGCAAGAGAAGTACAAGTACTACGAGCCGACCGGGAAGGGCTACGAGTTTATTCAAAAGGTGGGTAACAATGAGAACTTCATTGTGCTGTACTCAGCTGCGAACGGTGTCGGCAAGACAGCGACCGGTGCGAACATTCTCGCGCACATGTTTTGGGACTCACCCAATCCATTCTTCGACCTACCGCTCTTCAACGAGTTTCCCTATCGTCGGCGCGGGCGCATTGTGTCTGATCCCACGAACATCGACAAGAACATCATCCCGGAACTCAAAGCGTGGTTTCCGCACGGTCGGTACAACGCATACAAAGCAGGGAAGCTCTACGAATCAGTGTGGGAGACCGACACCGGCTTTCATTTCGACATCATGTCGTATGAGCAAGACCCGCGTGAGTTCGAGGGCGCGACGCTCGGCTGGGCATGGTTTGACGAGCCGCCGCCGGAGTCAATTTTCAAAGCAACTGTGGCACGTATGCGCCGGGGCGGCATCATTTTCATAACAGCAACGCCGCTTGCCGGTTCTGCATACCTGTACGACGCGTTCGTCTCCGGGCGATACAACGAAGTGCAAGTTGGCAACGAAGGCGCACAGCAAGTCGTACAGCGCCGCGTCGGCTACGTAGAGGCAGACATCGAGTCAGCGTGCAAAGAGCACGGTGTGCGCGGCCACCTCAACCACGGAGACATTGAGAACATCATCGCTGAGTATACGGAAGAAGAGAAGCAAGCGCGTATATACGGCAAGTTCCAGCACTTGATAGGGCTTGTCTTCAAGCAGTGGCGTCGGGATGTGCACATAGTTGAGCCATTCGACGTGACCTATCGCGACTATGCCGTGTACACCATGCTTGACCCACACCCGCGCAATCCTGATGCGGTGACGTTCTGTGCCGTCGACCGCAACAACATGTGGTGGATCGTTGATGAACTCTACATCAACGTGCACTCAGACTCTGAGCTTGCGCACGAGATCAAGCAGAAAGAGCAGCAGTATCGCATTGTGCGCCGCATCTGTGACCCCTCAGCGTTCATTACGAACCAACACGACCGTGAAGGGCGCTCACTCGGGCAACGCCTCAGTGATGCCGGACTGCACTTTCATGAGGGCACGAAGCAAAGGCAGATGTCAGACCGGCGCATCGGTGAAGCACTGAAGTACCGGGAGCAGAACGGATTTCTCGCACTGCCGCCGCAACTGTTTGTGTTTCAAAACTGTACGCGCACGATTTATGAGTTTGAACACTACCGATGGGACGAGTGGACTGGCAAGACGGCAGAGACACGTGAGCCGAAAGAGAAGCCGATGGACAAGGATGACCACATGATCGAAAACATTGGTCGCTTTGTGATTCTCGAGCCCCGGTTTGAAGAGTACCAGCAGCCATACATGCCGCGACCGGAGCCAAGCTATGACCCCTACGATACCGGCAGTGGTGATGGGTCGTATGACCCGTACATGTAACTGTCCACAGCGGCTGAACAGCACGGCGTGGTGTGTGCTACCATGAGAGTACAACCACACAGGAGAGCGGAATCGCCATACGTGCACGTATGCAGCGAGTATTTGACGTACAGCAAGCGGTTCCGTTCAGAGCGCATCCGACGGCTGCGGCTGCAGGTCGGTGATTTTTATTACTATGGCACGCAAGAAACTGCTGAAACGGCGCACAGATGCAGAGAAACGGTGGTACAACCGTGATACGCGGGATGTTACACCAAAGAGAAAGTTACGTAGCAACATATACGAGCGAACAGGCGTACTGATGATGAGCAACCAGCCGCGTTCAGATACAGAGAGCCGGGCGCGTGAGATACGCGCGCAAACGAAGGCATCAAACACGACGTTCAAGCAGCGGGAGCGAATGCGAACGAAACAACGCTTGCTGAAACGACGTGGCAAGTTTCCACCGCCTCGTACAAAAGTCGGATAACGTATGGCACAAGGCAGCAACAAAATGGAAGAGGCACTCATTCAGCGTGTTATGCGCTCCAGTGACGTATCGAAGTCACAGGCAATTGCAATACTGAAAGACCGAGGCATGCTCACGCAGAAGGGCGAGCGGCTGCAACTAACAGAGAAGGGACGTTCTGCAGCGGAGAAGGCGCATAGCTCGTCAGGAAGCAGTAAAAAGAAGCTCATGCGCAAACGATCATAACTATGGCAGACACGAAGCGTCGAAAGCGAACCGGCACACCAGAACAAGCAGCAGAGGCAGCGCTGCCAGAAGCTGCGCAGCCGATTTCTGCTATTGAAATGGTGCGCGCCGATGCGGAGAACAAGGAGCGGATGGACTTCAAGGAGCTCATTCAGCAGGTGCAGTCAGAGTACAAAGTCGCATGGCACCACATGTACCCGAAGTGGGAGACGTGGCGAACGCGCCTCAAGCTATACAACAACCAAAAGCGTGACCCGGAAGCGGTCGGTGACCCGCTGTTGTTCACTGTGCATCAAACGGTCATGGCGTCACTGTATGATGACCAGCTGACCGCCACGTTCAAAGAGCGAACGCAATCTGATTCGTACCGAGCCGAACATTTGAACAAACTTCAGCAGTTCGATTTCGATGAGATGGGCAAGGAAGAGGTCGACTACTCGTGGATGTGGGACGCACTGTTCTTCGGGCGCGGACTCGTCCTACTCCGTGAGTTTGACCCAACACTGAACGTCCCGGTGCCGGAGAACATTGACCCGATGACATTTCTTCGCGACCCAACTGCACACTCAGCGCAAGGTGACCGGTTTGGGCGCGGCAAACTCAATTTCTGCGGCTGGGAGTTTCGCATGAGCAAGCGAGAGATTGAGGCACACCCGGCATTCTTTAATACGAAAAACCTCAAACCGACCGCACACGATGACCATCGGAGTCCACTCGAAGAGGGTGAGCGAGCTCGCAACGACGCACAGGGGCTTGGCAACGTACGCAACAAGCTGGAAGACCTCAGTGGCGATAACAAGCAGTTCAAGATGCTGAACTGGATGACGTACTACGATGGCGACCTCGTGTTCGTCACGCTGGCGGAAGACCAGACAAAGGTTGTGCGCTTCGAGCGGTTGAAGCCACGCGAAGGTGAGACCGTGAGACCGATGCCCATCATCGACCGCCCGCTCTTCCCGATTTCACACGACTGGGACGGTGTCTCAATTCCCGACCTCGTTGAAGACAAGCAACGTGCCCGCGCCGTACTACAGAACCTGTCGCTCGAAACGGCGCGAAGCAACCTCCATCCCCGATTTGTCTTCGATACCACGCGCATCAAGAACCGTGACCACCTCAACGTGCGGCACAACAAGCACATTCCGGTCGACGGCGACCCAACGGGCGCGGTGCAGCCGGTGCAGGGAAGTGGCGTACGCTCAGAGACGCAGTGGATCATGGACTTGCTCGACCAAGCGGCACAGCGAGCGACGGCAACACCGGAGATGCAGCAGGGCATGGTGCAGGATGAGCAGCGCACAGCAACCGAGCTATCGCTCGTTGCCAACCGTGTCGACACACGCTTTTCACTGGCACAAAAGATATTTGGCTGGAGCGAACGCCGCTTTTGGCGCGAGTGGTACAAGCTCTACAAAGAGCACTTCGACAGCAAGGTGGACAGAAAGATCATCCGTGTGAACGGGCACATGGGCAATAAGTGGCTGCCCATTGTCCGTGACAGCATCATCATGCACATCGACCCGGACGTTGAGGTGAAATCGAAAGCGGTTGCTGAAGCTGAGCGCACGAATGAACTCCAGTTCTTCCGTGCGTACCTGCAAACGATTTCACAAGACCCCAACGCTGACATGCGGTACGCACAGCGTCACCTCGGGCGCCTCTACGGGCTATCGTCCGAACAGGTCAATTACCTGCTGCCGCGTACATTCGATGAGCTGAAGGCGGAGGCAGAGAACGAGGTGCTGGCAGAGGACGAGCAGGCACTGGTGGCCGCGCGTGACGACGATTACGTGCACATGCGGATTCACGCGCAGGCGCCTGAGACGAAGGCAAAGCGTGCGCACATCAACGCGCACAAGCGTGCACTGATGCTGAAAAAGCAGCGTCCGGAGCTGTTCGAGGGACTCTCGCAGCCGGGACAGCTGAACCCAGCTGCCGAACAGGGTGGGCTGCAAGAGTCATCGAACACCATCAGTGCCACAGATGAACGACAGGGGCGGTCGCAGGGACAACAGTCGCAGTCCCAGTCACAGGCAACGCAGGAAACGCGCCGGAGCGCACAGCAAGCGCAGTCCGGCGCACAGTCTATGAGCCGGCAACAGTAATATGTACGAGAACCTAGACATACAGACACCCGAGCAACGCGCGGACTTGATGCAGCGCATGCAGCAGTTTCAAGAACACCCTGATTGGAAGTTCATTTGCAGCGTCTTGCAGGTCAACATCGACCTGCTTGACCGGCAGATCATTGAAAAGGTCGATGAGAACCGGGACGAGCTGAGCGACGAAGACGTCGACCAGCTCCGTGACAAACGCATGCGGTTGAAAGAGCTGAAGCAATTACCGCAGAGCATTGTTGAGCAGATGCGCGACCCGGAGACTGAAGCGAACAGTCTCGACCCGTACTATCAAGTTGGCGAAGATAGTTCGTAGTGGTGCGTTCGCGCACCCGACGAATAAGTGGTGTTCGGCGATTTCCGCTCTCCCTACACACATTCGTCGGGTACGCGAGCGTGACACACGCTCGGCTTCCCTCGGGAAGTACCGTGCACTGCGTTTTCAACCGTTTTCCGCAGTGTGGACGTGTAATAAAAAACAAACCCTATGCCAGAACCAGATCAAACACAGAACACCGGGAGTGCACCTGCTGATGGGTCGCAGGTGGACTCGACCGAGGGCGCAGCCGACGCAGGCGCTATAGAAGAACCGTCGGGCACTGGCGGTGATGCTGCCGCCGCCGGTGCAGCAGGTGAAGGCGATCAGGGCACTGACCAGCAGGGTGATGCTGCCGAAGGGCAGCAGCCCAAGCAGAACATCCCTGAAGAGCCACCCGAGCGCAAAGCATTCTTCATTGGCATGCGCAAGGGCAAGCAGCAAGCGCGCCAACAGCAAGGCGATGCACAGCAGGGCGGCAACGACCCATATGCTGAGTACGACCCCAACGACCTTGAAGTCGTTGACCAGCGCGTACAAGAGCACATCCAGCCCTACGCTGAGCAGCTTCAGCAACAGCAAGTGGAGCGGGACGTGGAGGATTTCGTGCAGCAGAACCCAGAGTTTCAGCCCTACAAGGACACTGTTCGGAACTGGGCAATGCACGAGTCACGAAAGAACCTCCCCGTTTCGTCCATCTTCTACGAAGTTGCTGGGCAAGACTTGCTGAACATCGGCGCGCAACGCGCCCGAAGCAGCGACGCACAGAAAATGGAGACTGGCGGCAGCAGCGGTCACTCGACACGCAACGAACCTGCCGCGAAGAATCCCAGTGAGATGACTTCTGCAGAGTTCGAGCAATACAAGGAAGACGTGCGTCGCGGACGGGTGTAGTCAGTATTACAAGTAACGTTAAAACGGTTATGGCTGACAACACTACCCGCAACGAGATTTCGCGAGAGGTGAGTGAGTTTTACGATCGCACCTTGCTTGAGCGCGCAGTGCCGCTCTTCATCCACCAAAAGTGGGCGCAGGTGCGAGACATCCCGCAGCAGAGCGGAACGAACACCATCAAGTTCCGGCGGTATGGCTCACTCGCAGCAGCGACAACTGCACTGCAGGAAGGTGTCACACCACAAGGGAAGCAGATGAGTGTCACCGACATTACGGCAACAGTGAAGCAGTACGGTGACTACGTCACCCTCACTGACGTTGTCCAGTACGAATCACCCGACGCAAACCTCATGGAGACCGCTGAGGTACTCGGTGAGCAAGCGGGTGAGACGCTGGACATCCTCACCCGTGATGTCCTTACTGCTGGTACTAATGTCGTCTACGTGAATCAGACGCAGCGAAGCGACATTACAACGAGCGACACGATTGACAACAACAACGGCAACGACATTCACGCAGCAGTGCGAATCCTTAAAAACAATAACGCGCGCCGCGTTACGCGAATGGTTGAGCCGAGCACTGGCTACAACACCACGCCGATCAATGCTGCGTACATTGGCATCGTGCACCCGGATACGACCTACGACATGATGAAGGAAGGCAGCGGCATGACTGGCTTTACGCCCGTCGAGAAGTACGCATCGCAGATGACGACCATGGAAGGCGAGGTTGGCAAGTTCGGTGATGTGCGCTTCGTTGAGTCCACGCAAGCGAAAGTCTTTGAGAACGCCGGCAACAGCAACACGAACGTGTACGCAACCGTCATCATGGGTCGCGACGCATACGGCGTTACTAGGATTTCCGGACAAGCGATGCAGAACATCGTGAAGCCGCTTGGTTCCGGTGGTTCGAGCGACCCGCTGAACCAGCGCATGACGTCCGGATGGAAGGCGACCTTCACGTGCAAGATTCTCAACAACGACTTCGTCGTTCGCGTTGAGCACGCAAGTTCCACATCCTAACCCATCGCGTTAGCGGCGCAGTAGATGCCTATGACGAATGAACACAATGAGCAACTCAACAACACAGTACCGTTCGACGATGAAGCACCAGCGCAAGAACAAGAAGCTGGCGGAGAGTCTGGCGATGACGAAACCAATCAGGAAGCAGCTACTTCGGATGAAGGCGGAGCAAGCGCTTCACCTCAGCCAGATGACGGCAATGAGACGGAAGAAGAATTAGGGGAAGACCCGGCACAGTACGCAGAAACCACTTCTGTGCAGTATCAAGCTGAGCCCGACCCTGAACCGGCACAGGAACGCAACGAAGAGCAGCCGCAAAATACATCGCAGCGCGTTGTGCAAGACCAGCAGCAGGCGATGCAACAGCGGCAAGGCAATGTTGATCCGTACCGCAAGCCGGAGAACGTTCGGTTTGAGCTGGAATACAGCGGCGATCCGGGCGTATTCTTTGAACGCCGGTTCAACAAGATGAAGGAACACCTGCAGCAGCAGCCACGAGTGCACTTCATGATTCCGCTGAGTTCAGGAGAGCAGCAAGGTGCGTATGAAACGGTAACGATTAACGGCTACAGAGTCGTCATTAAGAAGGGTGTCATGGTGCAGATTCCGCAGCAGGTCGCTCAGATCTTGGGCGAGCACTACGAAATCACACAGAACGTTGGTCGTGAGTACGAGATTGACCGGCGCGAAGACACCTTCAGTGCGCTCAGCTAACGCTCATTACAAGCACTAACTGTGTAACCACGTATGGCTACAGTTCACGCATCCCTCTACGACGGACTGCGTGGTGGCAAGCTCCAGATTGGTGAGTTCACCATCAATCCGGATACCATCAACTCAGATTCACAGGTAGAGACGACCATCGCACTCGACGGTGCAGCGCCCGGTGACGTCTTTGTCGTATCACCGCGGCAAATGGACGCGGGGCTCGTTGTCACATCTGCTCGCATCACCGCGACTGATGAGGCGGGCGTCGCGCTCTACAACGCCAGTGGTGGCGCTGTAGACGGCGCAGAGCAGACGTACGACTACTACATCCTCAAGCGCAACGAATCATAAACGACCATCATGACCGGAGCTCAATTCGCACAGGAAGTGAGACGCAAGACGAGCACTGACAGCACGACGCTGCCGGATGCTGAGATTGCGAGTATCGCGAATGTTCAGAAGGACAAAATCGCGAACCTGATTGTCGATGTTGTCGACGAAGACTACTTTCAGTTCTCGTTTGTACGGCACTTGAAAGATTCAACGGGGGACGTCGGAGAACGTCAGTTCGCGCTACCTGCGAACATGATCCAGCAGCTCAAAGCTGTGTATGCGAAGTTGGGTGAGCCCGGTGATGAGTCGTGGCTGAAACTGGATGAAATTGACACGCGCACAATGGATGACCCGCTCGTTACTGAGGAGCACGTCATTAGCGCAATGAATGACCGCGGTCGCAATGGGTTCGCATTGATCGGTGACTCACTGTGGGTGCTCTCGCAACACCACCTGACTGATGTAACAGATGGATTGCAGATTGAGGCGATGCAGTTTCCCATGGACATTGGCACAGAAGAGCTTTCAGGGGCTCGCAGCGGTGTTGACCTCTCAGTGCCCCCTGACAAGTACAACGTGGCACTGCCCCGGGAAACACACGGTGTGTGGGCACTGCGCGTCTCAATTGAGTTCAAAGAAAGCCGCGAGAAACCCATACCGCTTACAGCGTCAGAGCAGAACGTAGCTGTTGAAGAGCGGCAGATGTTGGCGAACCTGTCTGGCCGCAACTTAAACCGCGACATTGTCGCCAACGTGCCGTATAACGACGGCTCCCAGTATTAGCAGTAACTGCGAACCTTATGGCCGACGTAGTCTACAATTCCTTCAAAGAGAAGGTGATGAAAGGGCAAATCGACCTTGTCGACGACACAATTCGTGTCGCGCTGGTTGATTCGTCCTATACGCCGGACAAAGACGCGCATGAAGACTACGCCGATCTGAGTGGTGAAGTGTCGGGCACCGGCTATTCTGCCGGTGGCAAGTCACTTGCCAACAAAACGGTGACCAAAGACGTCACTGATAACGAGGGCGTCTTCGACGCAGATGATATTACGTGGAGCTCATCCACCATCACTGCCCGGGGCGCCGTCGTGTATAAGGACTCAGGCACCGATACATCGTCGTGGCTCATTGCGTACTTTGACTTCGGCAGCAGCAAATCCTCGAGCTCCGGTGACTTCACTGTTCAGTGGGGCTCAGAGGGCATTGTAAACATCAGTTAGTTGTGCCCTCACTCTGCCCCTTCCGGGGGCAGGGATGAGAGCAGGACACCATGGCATATACACCCTCCCAAAAAGTCACAGTTCTCATAGTAGGCGGCGGCGGCGGTGCATATTCATCAGGTAGCGGATTTGACGGTTCAGGTGGCGGCGGTGCTGGTGGTTTTCAAGAGATTGAACTAGACCTCGATTCGCTTTCAGGCGACTATACTGTAGAAGTTGGTGCCAAAGGTTCAAAAGGTTCACCGGGTAGTGACGGCAGCCAGTCAAGTGCGTTTGGATATACATCTGCTGGTGGCAATCATGGCAAGCAACCAAATGGAGGTGACTCAGGAAGCCCCACCATACATGCGGGCGGCGGTACTTCTGACAGTGCGGCAGGAGGTGGCGGCGGTGGCTCCGGCGGTGATGGACAAGATGGATATACTCAGGGTGGCGACATCATAGGAGGTGATGGTGGTGCCGGTACAGCGAGCGGTATTACCGGTTCTAACATTGAATACGCCGGTGGCGGTGGTGGCGGTGGTTTGAACTCTAATGGGAGTGAACTTTCTACACCGGGCAGTGGTGGCAGCGCAGCCAACTACAACAATGCAGGCCAAGCATTCGATGGGATTGTCGTCATTCGGTACAACAAAAACGATGTTATATCAGCTTCGGGTGGTGATGCAGTGTACGATGACGGTGAAGAGCGAGTACATGAGTTCACAACAACCGGTACTGCTACATTTTCTATATCAGGTTCAGTGTCATCAACGACCTCGGTGAGCACACAGGAGCTTACTTCGAGCTCATTCGGAGTCCAAGTCACCGCTACCGCTTTCGTTGATCTTTTGTTAGCAGCTCAACAGCTGGCTGTTCAAGCGCCGCTATCGTCAGTAGATGACATAACTATTGGCGTAGCAACGTATAACCTCACTGCATCAACAATTCTTGAACAGTTTGATGCGACGGTATTGCTCAACGACTCTGGGATAACGATAGACGCGGATGCAGTCAGAGAAAAGAAAGCAAATACGGGTATAGCGACGACACAATCCGCAACTCAGCTGCGTGCTCAACAAATCGGTGCGAACGCAAAGCACGACCGGGTGTACGCAGTGTCGACGGTGTCAGTTCATGTCAACGCAGTTGCACTCGGCGGCTTGCCACACAAGAACACGGCTCAGAAGTTGCAAGTGACCGCTGTTCCTATCAACGGCGTGACGTTTTGGTACAACTCTCTTAAGGTTAAAGAAGTAGTGACAGGTGGAAACAACGACCAGATTACATACTTTTTCAACAACTCGTTCAATGATGGCGACCTTGCGCTGCACATTCAATTCAATGGTAACTCGACGGAGTTTGGTAGCTTGGAAATTCCCGGGTATGATCAAATTTTTTACGGAGCTCAGAATGACACAGTGATATATGCAGAAGAAGATACGCGGGAAGACCAATCAACTATCAATACAGAAGACGCAGACCCCAATAGTGGAGATGTAGCGGGTATTATGTATCGAATCACTGGTCACGCTGGCGTCAGTGATAGTAGAGCGCAATACAGTAGTTCCATGGCAGACATTGCGCCATCTAACCCGCATTCGCTCATCGTGCACTTTGCCGGTGCAGAAAACAGCAGTCCTTCGCTCGGTGATAGCAACATAGACTATGGAAGCGCTACAACGAACGTTTCATACTCTAGTAATGCCTACCTTACAGCACAGCACGGCTTTCGGGTTGCACCGAGTTCAAAAGATGATTTGACCGCAAACGGTAGCGGCACGTCGGCGCAAGCTGTGATAGCGGTTGCGCCACAAACCGCGAACACGCATATCAACGTGTTCGCACAAAAACTGCGCACTAATTCGAATGTCACGTATTCTTCAGCAACTCTTGAAGATTTTGAAGATGGCTTCAGCAATCAGTGGGTACAGACGACAAACTTCGAGCTATTCAATTCTCCAGCCCGCGGTACGCAGTCCGCTGGGCACGATACTGGTGGGCAACCCATTGATGCGATCTACCGACCGTTCGATGGGTTTGAAAGACAACCCGACAAATGCTCGTTTTACTGGCAGGAAACGTCAAATCAGAGCGGATTTACAGTGCAGTTCAAAGATGGCAACGGCGACAGTGTTTTGGAGGTGGGCGGCAACAACCCCGAGTGGGAGCTGGATGACGGCGATGGACGTAAAACGCCGTACAACGAAAGCAATAATTACGGTGACTGGATATACTACGAGTTCACGTTCGATTGGCAGAACGGCACCTACGATTACTACATGGAAAATGCGACCGACAACATAACGCGCAGCGGCACTCGGGCGCTGATAAAGAGCACAGGCATCGAAGAAATGCGCATCAACGACTCGAATTCTGATTTTGGTAGCGCTGACCACATGTGGTTTGATGACATTTCCTTTAGTGGCGTGAATGTGCCGCAAAATCAGGAATACTTTGGGGTAACCTTTCGAGAGGATTACAAGGTTGAGATTCGCAACGCGCTCAGTACACACGTCAATCGCCCACACAATCCACATGCTCGCGTCATTTTGAATCCAACTGCAGCTCAAAGCTCACAAACAGTGAGTGCGGAAGCCGTGGGGGTTGCAGGTGCCGGTGCATTTACATTGAGCCAAGTCGCTGCACAGCAAATGACCGTCGTGCAAAACGCGTTTGCCGTTGATGCGAGCAATATTTACAGCGTCACGGTGACGACTGCTGCATCAGAGCCGGTACAGTTGAACGCAGTACTTGTCTCGAACGACCAAGACCGGATACAGAGTGTGCAATCGCTGCAACTGCAGACAGGGCAATCTGCCGTGCAAGACAGTGGTGGTGTGTGGGACACGGTGCCGTCGGCGCACAATGCGAATGATTGGAGCGTGAAAACACGTGATGATGGCTCATGGAGCACGCGTGCGCGCGATGGAGGTCACGGCGCGTGGACTACTGTGCCGCGAGACACTTCATGATTACGTTACAATGCACTTACGGTATGGCTGAACGACGTGGTCAAGACAAAAACGGTGCAAATCAGGAGGTCACGATGGCGGTGCTGCAGAACGAACTGAAGCATATATCAGATACGGTTGATGAAATATACCAAAATCAAAGTAATATTTACCGTGAACAGCAAGAAATGTACAAAAAGTTTGTTCAGCAGGAGGATCTGAGTCAATATTCTGCCAAGGTGAATGAAATGCTTGCAAAAAAAGCACCGAACGATGATTTTCAGATAGTGAAGCGCGTCGTATTCTCTGCTATTGGTATTATCTTGACGCTATTTCTCGTAGCAATCTCCTCGTTCGTCTTTGTGCAGTTCACGGAGGAGAACAACGGCAGTCCGATACAACCTACCCAATATGGCAGCAATTGAAGTCAGGAACATAAATCAGGGCGGCATTGCCATCAGCCCCTACCAAGGCGCTGAGAACAGCGTTGCCAAAATGGTCGGTCTCGACATCCACTCTGAGCCCGGTGCGGTTCATATCAACCAGCAGCTGACCAAGGAGTCAGGTGACACTGTGGACGACTTTGTGAAGGCGATTGTGGTATGCAGTGACGGTCACGAGTACTGCTTTGGCTCAACCAGCGGGAAGATATGGCGCCGGGATGACGACGGCAGCTACCACCTCGTCGCAACGGCAAGCCCCGACTCTGGCAACGCAGGCATACTTGATGCTGCTGAGTACGGCGACCACATTTACTATGCAATGGAGGACAAGCTCGGCCGCGTTGCTGTGGGCGACCCGACTGATTGGAACGGTCGCGACGACAACTGGAAGACCTTTGATGTTGGTGATGCTGATTTTCACCCCATGCACCAAGTGAACCTTGTGCTCTTTATCGGTGATGGGCATCAAGTCGCACAGGTGGACGACGGTACATTTTCATCCAACGCACTCGACGTACAGAAACCGCTGCGTGTCTCAGCGCTCGGCAACATCGACACAGACCTCGTGATCGGCACGTACGTGAATGAGAACGTGATGCGCACGCAGATCGTTCGGTGGGATACATGGAGCATTTCATTCAGCGTGCTGGACACTATCCCGGAGGTGGGCGTGAATGCATTCCTCGAGGTCGACAATGACGTCATCGTCTCCGCTGGCACCAAAGGGAGACTGTACTTTTACAACGGAAAAGACCTCGAGCCGTACACGCGTGTACCCGGTATCTTCAGAAAGGGAACTGACGACAAAGCGATCGTGTATCCCAACGCAGCATTTAACTTTAACGGGATACCGCTATTCGCTATGTCACAGGGGAAGGGAAACGCCATGACGTACGGAGTGTACTCACTCGGGCGTCACTCAACCTCGTTCGACTCTGTGCTCAACATTGAATACCTTGCGTCGACGCTGAAAGAGAAAAACATGGAGTATGGCGCCATTGTCGGTGTCGGCGACCGCATTCTCGTTTCGTGGCGTGATACGACGAACGGCGACACTGGAATTGATGTGCTCGACAAAGACAACAAGTTCCCGGCGGCGTACCTTGAGATGCGCGTCATTCAGGGATCAAGCGAAGAACGTCTCGGCGGGTTATCCTATGCGTTCGCGACTGCTGCCTACCGGGAACTGCCGAATGGTACAGATATTCGTATTTCGCGGAGCGTGAATCACACCGCGTACGAAGAAATGACGAGTGTCGACGATGCGAGCTCACTGCAGAAATATACCCGTGCCAAGATCGGAGAGGCGAACACACTGCAAGTGCGCTACGACTTTGACGTGAAGAACAATGCTGCGCCGGTACTCGAAGGGTTCTTTGTCGACATTGACGAATCTTCAGCAGCGCGGACGTAATTATGGCTAAAAAATATTGGACAGACATTCCGCTACGTAGCAACACCGGTGGGCGCTATAACGAAGAGCTCAAGAGCGTGCGTCAGCTGGCGGTTGGCTCTGCCGGGCGTCGTGGCTTCTTTGTTGACCGGCAAGGTATTTGGCTCGGTGCTCAAAAGTTTGGAGAGGCACCGTTTAGTGTCGACGTGGACGGTAACTTGTACGCAACGAGTGCGACGGTGCAAGGAACCATTCAAAGCTCGACGATTCAAAGCTCATCAATCGTGTCTGCAACAATTGAGAGCGCGACGATTACGGGTTCAACACTGCAGACATCAAGTTCGGGGCAGCGAATCGTCATAGAGAATGACATCCTCGAGCAGTTCGATAGCAGCGGTGTGCGTCGCGTGGCACTTGCCGACGATCGCATCAAGTTTTACGACCAAAATGGCAACGCATACGGGCAGCTATATGCTGACGATATTCTTGGCATACTCCGACTGGACGGTGAAAACCAAAATGTAGGTATCAATGCAGGCGGCGGCAGCATTGTCTCACTGCTTGTTGATGGAAACGCATTTTTCCAAGCAAATGATTCGGGCAGTGACGGGGTAAACGAAACAATCAAAGACCTCGTACCATACTTTGACAATCAGGTTACGTTGGGAGACATCGACAGGCGCTACGACCGGCTGTTTGTGTACGACATCAATTTCGGCGATGGTAGCCCATCAGGCATTTACTTTCAGAGTGACGGCATTATTTCTAATGTGAAAGAATTAACATTCAATCCGCAATCGTCGGCTCCGAGCAGCCCGGCTGAGGGCGCCGTGTACTTTGATTCGGGTGCCGGTAAGTTATACGTCTACAACGGCAGTTCGTGGGAGCAAATATCGAGCTCATGAGGTGGACAGTGTGCCGTGTATGCAATGTGTGCATGATACGATGTCAGTATAGGGCATATGGCTACACAGAAGAGAAACCGCCGACTATCTGCCGAAGAGCGGCTGAACAGGGCGCTCGCACAAGATGACTTGATTTGGAACAAGCGTTACAGAATTGGGAGGCACATGACGATATCATTTCCGAACCAGAAAACGGTGCCTCTGCTGGGGCGGTTTGCAATTTGGATACTGAACAAGCTAGGTGCAGAGACAGTGATCAATTATTACGATCAAGACGCATATGGCGAAAAACAATAAGCAGCGACAAAAAGATTTGAATGTGAACGATGAGACCCTGCAGGCGGTCATGCAGACCAACAATCTGAGTCGCACTAAGGCGCTTGATGCATTTCAAACAGCACAGAAGAAAAAGAAAAACCTCGCTGACGCAATTCAGGAAGTGAAGGGCGGCGGCACACGCCAGCAAGGAAGCGGCACACAGACAACAGACACACCGAGTGCGGGCAATGCGAACGCCCCGGACGACCCCAACCGGGTCACGGACGAGGCATCAGCAGAGGGCTTCATCAATCGTGAGCAGAGCGAAGAAATTGCACGAGACCAAACGCCACCGACGCGTGACGGTGAGCAGGCGCAGACACAGAGCGCGGTGAGTTCATTGGTAAATACGACGCAAGATGCGCCCGAGCAACCAGACCTAACTGAGCGCTTCAAGGAACTACGCGAAGATGCCGGTCTCGAAAACTTAGAGACACGATTGTCGACGCTGCGCTCTGAAAAGCAGGAAATGCAGGCGCAGCTTCGTGAGCGTGCACGTGATGCGCGGGGAGAAGCGGTGCCGACGAACGTCATCGAGGGGCGCATTTCGCAGATGGAGTTTCAGAATCAGCAGCGAATCAACCAAATTAACCGCGAGATAAATCATGTAGCAACGCAAATCGAGCAAAAAACACAGACGGTCGAGCGCCTCATGCAGTACGAGCAAACTGAATATGAGAACGCGGTTGACCGATTTGATGCCAATTTCAACCGGGCGATGAACATCGTGCAGGTGATGCAAGACCAGCGCCGTCTCGAAATGGCGAAAGATCAAGAAGAGCGACAGCGGCTGCAGGAAGTGAAAGCGGTTTATCAAGCAACGCAGAACTCGTTGGCACAGGCGGGTGTTACGTATGGCGACCTTTCGCAATCGCAGCAATCAATGATTGAACAGCAAGAACTGCAGCTTGGTATTCCTCGTGGAACAATGGCAGCTGTGCTTAACAATAAGACCGGCGGTGAGGTCACACGATTTCGTACTAGTTTTGATGACCAAGGACGTGAGTTTGCGTGGGGTCTTGTGGAGCAACCGGACGGCACTGCAGAAATCGTTAATTTTGGGTACACAGGAGCACGTGATGCAGACGCAGAGGAAGCAGCCCGGCAAGAGCAAATGATTGATGTACCGGAGTTTGAAGACTTTGTGCAGCAAACAAAGGGCAGCGAACAAGCAGAGCAAATCATTCAGCGTGCTGTGGAGGACGAAAGCATCACAAACCCACTTGCACAGTTTTCACCCGATCGCCGCGGAGCCGCGACAAAGTCAACCGACCCCGCACAGCTGACTGAAGAGCAGCGAGACAATATTCTTCGTACGTACCTGCGACCGGTATACGAAACTGCGAAGCGGCAGGCACAGGAGATTAACAAGCAACTGCAGCCAAATGCCGGTGAGTGGTTCGACCGAAACGAGTTGAATGAGATCCAGCAGAAGAGCGGCAAACCAATGTCAGAAATCCGCTCAATGAGTATTGATGAGGCAAACAAGATCCTCTCTGAAGAGGAAGACTCGACTTCAGGTGGCGGTAATACAATAGAAGCACCGGAAAACATCTAGTATGGCGTTCGAGCAGTTTCAAGACATTGCATTCGGAGACCGTGGCGCCGGCAGTGGTGGCAGTACGTCACAGCTTCAGCAGCGTGATGCGCCCGCACAGACAGGGGGCGTTGATGGACGCACTGAGCCAAACGACTTCACCACCACAGTGCTCGACAACCTTGAGATTGCTGATGACTTCAGCTCAGGTGAGTCCGCTGATGCGGAGCCGCAATCAGCTCAAGTAACGGGCGGCACAGAAACTGAGGCAATCACCAATCCACTTGCACAGTTCTCGCCGGAGCGGCGCGGCGCTGCAACAAAGGTGCGCCTCAACAGCTTTACTCCCAAACGTGGGTTGCAAATTGACTCAACCTCAGAAGCGCTCACGGCGACACAAGCGGGTTCCACGCTGCCCGGAACTGAGACTGACGTGAAAGGCACCGTCGAAATGTCTCGTGATGTGGCAAAGGTAGGTGTGGCGCTCGGGAAGGTTCCGTTTACAGAAGAAGGCAGAACCGAACTCTCGCGTGGTGTCACTGAGGACATACTCGGCACGTCCTCATACATTCACAGCGCGCTCTCTGAGGGTGCTGAACAGATTGGCTTTGAAGAAATCAGCCGTTCACTTGAAAACACAGCAGACCGCGATGCGGATTTGCGGCGCACCTTCTCTCGTGTGAACGCGCCAGTCAGTGATGCAGAGTCGCTGCAGGAAGGAATCACAGATCCTGCATACTTT